AGGGATATACCAATTGGCCTTGCTATGGTCATCCACATACTTGCCCAGCCCGTCAACGAGGCAAAAATATACGCCTAGCGACACGCCGATGTCTAAACTGAAATATGCTTGACAAAATGAAAAAATCGCGCCATGGGATTATTGCAGACTTTTGGTATCAAGCGCACCGACGTAACTGCACAACTAGCTCCCGCCATTATGAACACTGGTTATGGCGCTGGAGTTTATAGTTTCAATTCAGGACTATCTAATTTTGGCGTAGGACTTGATCGTAACACTGCACTCCAAGTACCTAGCGTAATGAGATGCAGAAACCTTATTGCTGGAGTAATTTCTAGCATCGATTTGGAATTATACAAAAAATCTACTGGCGTAGAATTAGAATCACCGCTGTGGTTAGACCAGCCAGATATACGCCAGCCACGTAGCGTCACAATTGCGATGACGGTTGATTCATTGCTTTTCTATTCTGTCGCTTACTGGCGTGTGACAAGTTTGTATGCCGATGATGGCAGGCCTTCAGGTTTTGAATGGGTATCTAATAACCGCGTAACGGTTACCACTAACCAATACGGTGACCAAGTTGATTACTATTCTGTAAATGGTGTACGCGCACCCATGTCAGGTATTGGCAGTTTGGTTACATTCCAAAATTTATTACCTGGTGTGTTAGAAGTCGGTGGCCGCACTATTCAATCTGCTTTAGATATTCAAAAAGCCGCGTCGGTTGCAGCGGCAACTCCTATGGCTACAACTATTATTAAAAATACAGGTGCGGATTTGCCAGAGGCGCAAGTGCAAGGCCTCCTGGCTGCGTGGAAAGCAGCACGTGCTTCACGCAGTACAGCTTACTTGACTTCTACGTTAGAGGCGCAAAATTTAGGATTTAGTCCTAAAGAAATGGCGTATGCAGAAGCCTCCCAGTATTTAGCTACTGAAATCAGCCGTTTAATGAATGTACCAAGTTACATGATCAGTGCAGACATGAATAACAGTATGACTTATCAAAACATCTTGGATGCCAGAAAAGAATTTGTGGCGTATTCACTGCAACCATTTATTTCTGCCATTGAAAACAGACTGAGCATGGATGACATAACCGCACATGGAAATATCGTGCGCTTTGCAATCGATGAAACTTTCCTACGCGCAGACACTGGAGCGCGTTTGGATGCAATAGAAAAAATGCTCAACCTTGGGCTAATAGATTTACAACAAGCACAATCGATGGAACAACTAAGCCCTATGGGACTAAGTGAGGGAGTGGGTACAAGTGATATTAACGTTTAGCGGCAATATAGAAGCAAGCGATACAGAGCGCCGTATTATCGCTGGCAAGATTGCACCGTATGGTGAAATTGGAAACACAAGCGCAGGCGCTGTGGTATTCGCTGAGGGCAGCATTTCAATACCCGATGTTGAAAGAGTAAAACTTCTTATGTCTCACGACAATACCAAGCCAATCGGGCGCATGCAGTCGATGAAATCAGACACCTCAGGAATTTACGCGAGCTTCAAGGTAAGTGCTAGCTCACGTGGCACAGACGCAATTTTGCTAGCCCAGGAACAGTTGATGTCAGGCTTATCCGTAGGCGTTGAGGTAACAGCGTCTAAGCCGCAGAAAGACTATCTCCTGGTGACTGCGGCTGTCTTGAAAGAAGTGAGTCTGGTGGAAAGCCCAGCTTTTACTTCCGCCGCAGTGCAAAAAATTGCAGCTCAGGCTGGCGATATGCCAGTGGAGGCTGCTACGTCAACAAGTACCAAAGTAATTACGACAAGCACCATGATCAATAGCACGACAACCGAAACCGAAACCGAAACCGAAAGCGAGGCCGCTGTGACTACAGCCCCCGAACCAACCGCACCTGATACAGCTAACGCTGCATCTGAGCAGGCTGCACCTACAGTAGAGGCAGCTCGCCCAATCATCCGACCATCAGTGCTAAACAGCCAATCTGTTCGCACACCTATTATCAACATGGGTTCATACACTGAACACAAAATCAAAGCTGCACTCGGTAACGAGGATTCAAAACTTTATGTAACAGCAGCTGATGATAGCTTCAGTACCAACCCAGCATTTAATCCAACTCAGTATCTTTCAGAGTTTCCAACTAATACACGATTTGGAACTCCTTCAATTGATGCATGTTCACGTGGAGTTTTGCCCTCAAGTGGTATGACAATTAACGTGCCCTCACTCGTTACTTCAGCGGGCGGTCAATCTGGTGTTGCACCAGTTGTAACTGTAGAGGCTGAAGCAGGCGCTGTTGCCAATACAGGAATGGTTACTGAATATCTTTCAGGAACTGTATCCAAGTACAGTGGTATGAATACGATCAGTGTGGAGTTGCTGGAGCGCAGCGACCCTAATTTTTATTCAGAACTGACCATGCAATTACAAAATGCATATCTAAAAACTCTTGACACAACAGTTAACGCTGCACTTATTACTGCTGGACAAGTTGCAACAACTGCACAAGCTGCAACATCCGCAGGAATTATCGGGTATGCATCTGAAGCATCACGACTTGTTTATGAAGCTACAGGTTATTTTGCTAATAACTACGTTGCAAATGGAAGCCAATGGCAACTACTTATGGGTGCATCAGATACAACTGGCAGACCAATTTATTCAGCTTCACAACCGATGAATGCGGCTGGGCTAACACAGCCTGGCAGTATCCGCGGCAATGTGCTCGGGTTAGACCTGTATGTGGACAAGAATTTTGCAGCGACAACAACTGTTGATGATTCTGCAATTATTCTTGCACCTGAAGCATTCACCGTATATCAGAGCCCACAGGCTTATATGAGCGTCAATGTGGTCAGTAATTTGCAGGTCCAGGTGGCCATTTATGGTTACATGGCCACGATTGCGAAAATGCCAAAGGGCATCGTTCGCTTTAATTTCACATAAGCAATAACCCTAATAGTGGGTAGGGCCTTAGCCCTTGGCCCTACCTACCTAGAGTAAGGAGTACCGAAATGGCAGCAACGTATGTGACCATGGCTGAATTGCGTAGCAATCTTGGTATCGGGACTTTGTACTCGGATTCAACTGTTGAGGAATGTTGTCAGACTGCTGAGGACTTACTCAATAGCTATCTTTGGTTTGATTCCGTACCCGTGGTGGGGACAGCGTTAGTATCTAACGTAGCCACGGTGATGTTGGCCAGCCCTGGTATTTTTACCACGGGCCAAGCGGTAACTGTCGCTGGGGCTGGTTCAACATTCAACGGTGCATTCACAATAACTGCAACGCTTCCATGGAGTACTGGCACAGCTAATATTTTGCCAGCTTTCAATATGCAGCTAAATTATTGGCAATATCCGCAGGGGTATAGCTTTATTCAATATGCTAAAACTGCCAGTGATCAAAACTTTAGACGAGTATTACCTTATGGCAACGCCGTAGGAACAGATACTAAAACTAATACTTATGCGACCACGGGCGCTGTACGTGAGGCTGCAATGTGTTTAGCGGTTGACATCTGGCAAGCCAGGCAAGTCAGCCAAACTGGCGGCGTTTCAATGGATGGATTCAGCCCAAGCCCCTATCGCATGGGTAATTCCATGATTGGCAAAGTGCGTGGCCTGATTTCGCCGTATCTTAATCCTTCATCAATGGTGGGCTGATGGCTACAGACCTAACTACGCTGCGCAGCACTATCGCAACGGCTTTGACCAATAATGGAGTCTGGAGTGTTTTCAGTTTTCCTCCAGAAACAATTCTGGCCAATTCAGTAGTGGTGGCACCGAGTGACCCATATATTGAACCGAGTAATAACTCGCATAATCTAAGTTTCAAAGCTAACTTCAACGTGATCATGACGGTGCCGATGTTTGACAACCAGGGCAACCTTGCAGGTATCGAGGACACAATCGTGGCTGTATTTCAAAAATTACTTGCATCTAATCTGACTTACAACGTCAGTAGCATTACCGCACCATCAGTTTTAGAAGCCGCCAGTGGTAGTTTGCTTACGGCTTCTTTGACCTTATCCGTACTAACAAACTGGAGCTAACACATGCCGTATCCGACTGAAGCAGACTTAGAGGTTCTAAAAAAATTAGGCCTTGCATCACCTGACGTTACACCCACTAAAAAGAAAGATGAGGAATAAGTAAATGGCAATTTATCTGGATAATAACGTTGGCCTAAAAATTGCCACCGTAGATTTGAGTGATTACATTACGAGCATCACTTTAACGCAAACATTTGACGAGGTAGAAACCACAGTGATGGGTGCGCAGGCTCATCAATTTTCAAAAGGCCTGGAAAGCTCAACACTGGCCGTGGATTTCTTGAATGACTGGGCTGCTGCTAAGGTCCAAGCCACACTACAAGCTGCGTACGGTACGAGCGTTACTGCTCTGATTGTGCCAGTAAAGGGTTCACCTACAGTTGTAAGCGCAACCAACCCTTTATACACCGTATCAATTCTGATTAACAACCTTACTCCAGTTGGCACAGGCGGCCCAGCCGATTATGCCACATCCAGTATGACGTTCACCTGTACATCCACTGTTGCTTATGCAACCACTGGTACATTCTAAGGAATAGACAGATGGCGCGGCTAAAGATTGTAAGGGCAAGCGGCGAAATTACTGTGTCCATTACTCCCGTAGTGGAATACGCATTTGAAAAATATGCAGGCCA